AGAGTAGCAACCTCAAGAGAATTTGCGCGTGATTTTAATTTTCGCGTATTGAACATTAATGCCGGTGGTGCAAGCGGTGTTAGTTTTGATAATAACGATTTAGTTTATATTAAATCCACAACCCTTCCTGCTCGCGCTATAACAAATGTTGCGGTTCCTTATATGGGACTTAATTTTAATATTCCTGGAACCGCTACTTACCCTGGAAGTGAAGCATGGGATGTAACGTTCTATGCTGATGCAAATTCACAAATCCGTCAAAAGTTCGAACAATGGACACGCGACACTTTTGATGATGCTACAAGCACAGGTAATTATTTTACTCCTAATCAAACATCGGTTATTGACTTAGTACAGCTCGATAACCAATTAAACAGAGTCCAGCAGTATCAATTAGTAGGTTGTTCTCCTAGACAAGTAGGTGCTTTAACCTATAATATTGCTACAGGGACAGGTGATACAATAGAGTTTACTGCTACCTTAGCGTTTCATTACTATAAACTCCAATAAACCTTAAGGTTAAACTAAATATACCTAATAAATAATTAGGTGATAAGTGATCCGAATAGTTCCTTTCTAGCAGGTATTAGTCAGAACTTTAATCAATTTACTTTTGCTCCACAGTTTGGTAATTTATTCGGCTTTAATCTACCTGCAGTACCAATAATAAGTGTACGAGATTATTTTCTCGTACAAATGGAATCGTGGTTTACCGCTATACCAACATCTACTCAGTGGGTTATTGTAGTTGATAACTATCCCAAAGCTTTACGTACAAGTATTATTCAAGGATTAGAGCGAATTGACGGTGGTAAAAGAGGGTTCGATATTGATCCTGCCACTACACTTTTAAATAGTTTGTTTTATCAAAAAGTTATTGGGTGTTTGTTTGCAAGTTCTGTAACTATACCAACCGAAAGTTTTGATCCAACATCATTAATAGTACCAAATAATAGAGGCTATCTTCCAGGTATATTAGGAGGAGGTAGAAACGCAGAACCACCAACATTAGTTATTGATTTTAGAGAGACAAACACATCGTTTATTGATTTTGTTATCAGACCTTGGACTATTCTCGCATCTCACTATGGTATGGTAGCACGCCCCGGCGATACTGGGGAAAGGAAAGACGATAAAAATATTAAATGTAATATTCAGTTATTTCAGTACACCAGAACATTGAGAGCTATTTCCATGGTACCCCGTAAAATATGGACTTTCTATAACTGTGTACCATATAATGTCCAAGAAGAATCATTTGAATACGAAAATGAAAAACTAGATACATACGCAACTCGTTGGACGTACACAAACTATACAGTTGAAAACAACAACTACTTAGCCCTTTCCGATATCATTAACCGTATACAGCAGGGTGCTATACCGAGAGTAACAACCTTTCAAAATGGTATTGGTAGTATTAATCCCGTAGGATTTATTTAAACTAGTAATAAATTACTATAATGGGCTTCTTCGCTAACATATATGCGCCTACTCTAAGCCTAGACCTTAGAATTAAAGAGCTTAGTTTTTTACAATACAAAACACTAAACAAATTTATTACTAACAATAAAGACGAGCATATTATTAGTTATTTTGATGAAATCCTAAACGAAAATATTCTCGAAAAAGATATAATCAATAAATTAACAGGCTACGATAAGTTTTGTGCGCTGTTTATGCTTAGATGTCTATCTGTTTCACCTAATATTGAGTATAAAAAAGACAATTCAAACTTTAAGTTCCCTCTTCTTCCATTTCTTAATGACTGTTTGGATGTAAAAACAACATTTACTGAGATAGTTACTGTTGATAGCATAGAATTTACACTAGGTTTACCTTATAAATTCGTTTTTAATGATATGTTTGATGCATACTTTGCTCTATTGCACGCTGTTAATTATGGTAATACAAAAATTATCGTAAATGAGCTTACAGTAGAACAAAAAAATGAACTATTTAAAACACTACCTATAAGTTTAACTCAATATTTTAAAGACTACCTGCTAAAAGTAGCTAAAGACTTTGAAAAACTTGTTTTAGATTTTAAGTTGGTACAACCAATCACAGTAAAACCGTTTGACTTATCAATGTTGGAGTTGTTAAAAGCGCTTTTTAGTTCAAACTTAAGCAGCTTGTATGAATTGCAGTACGTACTAGTAAGTAAAGCACAGTACAGCCCTGAGTATATTGATAAAAACACATTAGCAGAGAATTTAGTATTACAAAATCTACTAGAACAGGAATATGACAAAATTAGTAGAGACAACACCGCGCAAAAGAGTATACCTATTGAAAAAACAGCACCTGTAAGTAAATAATTTTATGGAAAACTTTAATCAGACGTTAGATTTTCTTGCTACTCTAAATAAAGAGTATTCAATCTTTGTCCCATCCCTAAATCGCCAGGTAAAATTTAAAGGTCTCACTACAAAACAGCAAAAAGATGTAGTAAAAAGCGTCTTAGATAGAAACGCCGCCGGTATTACTTTTGCAAATCTACTATGTGATATAATTACCGAAAGCTCTGTTGAGCCGAACATTAACTTTCTTTTGGTTGATAGATTTTATATTATAGCCGTCTTAAGATCGTTATCTTTATCACCAATTCTTAAGGTGGGAGACGAAAAAATTGATTTATCATTTATTAATCAGGTCAATATTCCTGTTCCACAAGTTTTAAGAACAAAGATTATAGAAGACGGTCCTCTAACAGTACACTTAGCTATTCCTACCTTTAAAAGAGAGATTCTAACCAATAACGAATCCAAAAAAGTAACTCAAACTACTGAAGATAAGGACGAAATAACAAAAGAAATAATTGGCGAGCTCTACATACACGAATTAATAAAGTATATTGACAAGGTCTTATTTAAAAACGGTGAAAATGTTGTAGATATCAATTTTAATGATATAAATTTTGTACAAAAAAAGCAAATAGTAGAAAAACTACCTTTAACTACTAATACAGCAATTATTTCCTATATAAATGAAGTAAAACAGTTTGAATCAAAATATTTTATAAAAGATGGTAAAGCTATTGATCTTAATATAGACGCTACGTTTTTTACAGTCTAAACTTACATCTTTTCGTTAAATATTATTAGCTATGGACGACATGTCTTTAGATAATAATTTAAATGTCCTTAACGACAATATAGGAGTCATTAATAACAAGGTAGATGCTATGCTCGAGATGCTAAACGAGCATGATGACAGCAAAAAGCTCCCTCCCGCTATGAAAGAACTAGAAATGGAGCGACTTAGGGATAAACTTTTCGCAAGCGATAAGAAAGATGATGTAGCTTTAAGGCGCTATAAGCAGAAAAGAAAAGCCTTTCAAGCAGTCCCGATTACTATTGATAGTATTAGCTTGGATGGACAAAAAAGTCTTAAAAAAGTCTTAAAAAACATTTTTACATTTAATATAGATAAAAAAGAATTACAAGATAAGAAAACAGGTATCTGGGGTACTATAGCAGCTTTAATAATTGGGCTACTCACAGGTCTTATAGGGTTCATTATGGAAAAATTAAAAGGTCTATGGAAAAGCCTTACCTCTATAGATGCTCTGAAAAATATTGGTAATATCTTTAGAGATATACGAGATAGTTTATGGAAATCGTTTAAGGAATCAAAGTTAGGTCAAGTTTTTAATGATATTGCAAAAACAATCAGTGAATCAAAATTTGGCAAATTTATGAGAGAGCTAAAAGTTCCTAAATTTTGGCAAACAGAAAACTTTCTCAATTCATTAAAAGAAATGAAGACATTTACCCAGAGAATAAATGAATTACCAAAATATCTACGTGATATGAACGTTGACCAGCTGACTGAATATATTAAAAAAGGAAAATTTAAAATAGGCTTAGATTACGGTGAAAAAATATCTAAAGCTCAACAGGAGCAAATAAGCACTTTAGAAAAACTTTTAGAATTTAGAAAAGAAGGCTTAAAATTTAATGAAATAATAACAGGTCTTCAAGAAGAAATTAAGATATTAGATAAACCTAAATCCTTGTTTCAAATTACCATTGAAAGCTTTGGAAAATCGTTTAATAATCTACTTAAATTTGCAGGAGAAGCACTTTCCTCTTTAGGTACAAAACTAGAAAACACTATCAAAGCTTTAGAAAAAGTACCTGGTATAGGCTTTATTATAAAAAAGACACCTTATATCGGGACTGTAATTTCATCGGTAGAAACTCTCATGCAGTTAGTAGAGAAAAAAATTAAGGGACAAAAAGTAGATAATGCAACATTAACGGCCGCAGCTTCAACCATTGCGCTAAATACTATAGGATGGTTTAGTAACGGTGTATTATTCCCTCTTGCTTTCTTGACATTAAAACAAATTGAGCCAATAATTAGAAATATTTTTGAAGAACCAGAAACTTTAAATAAGATTGGTCTCGCTTTTGCCGCAGTACCTGAAATTCTATATAAAGCTTTCGGTATGACTCTAAAGTTTTTTGCTGCTGACCTACCATTTTGGATAGGTAGTGCATGGGATAAGATGTTTGGTGATAAAAAAGAAGGTCCTATTCTATCGTTCTTTAAGCATTGGAGTGAAGAACTAGAAGATTTCTTTACAAACTTCTCTCTCGGGAAAGAATTGCAAAATCTCGGTAATATGATAGGTGAAGGCATAGCTGGTATGGGATTTAAGCTCAAAGAATTTCTATCCAATGTATTAACTAAAGATTTCTGGAAGAGACAATTTGAAAACTTCCTTAGCTTTGAATCTGTTAATAAACGTTTATCTAATGCTGCAAATGCTTTAGAAAACCGAGCACCTGCAGAAGAAAAAACTAAAATAAAAGTCAATAAAGCTGATGATCTTATAAGTTCAAATGATAAAATATTATTTTCTGGAAGAAATGCTTATAGATTTAATAAGAGCGATGAATTTTTTGCAGTTAAAAAAGGCGGACCTGTAGATAACTTAATGGAAAACTTTTCTGCTAAAACAAATAAAACAAACGAAGAGTTAATAAAAGAAATTAAAGCCCTTAACAAAAAATTCTCTAGTCTTGAAAATTTCTATAAAGAAAGCCTATTAGTACAAAACAAACAGCTTAATGCTGTTACATCTCATACACCATTCTTAAAAGATATAAGAAACAAAGATTTTTCTTCGAACAATATTATTATGGCAAATAAAGGAGGCCGTACAATGTCAACTAGTCAGCTACCATCAACTGTTAGCTATAGATCAGGTGTAGCTGGGACATTAGTATAGGATAAATAAACTTATGCCCGGTCTAATTTGGAATTTTGCTTACAAAGAAAAAACGGAAGCGGACAGTACTCTAAATCAGGGTCCTTTTAAATCAGGAAACCCTCCTTATTTAGTAGCACCTGGAAGCAGTGAGCAGGGAGCTCTTCTAAATGTAGCAAATGATTTCTATTGGACCTATTCAAAACCCGGTGATGTTGCTAGAAAAGAAGTACCGACAATCTATTTAAAAGAGAAGAAATTAAAAGTTAACGCTCTTATCTCTCAGCTTATATATTCATTCGGAGCTTCGGTAGATTCCATGCAAAATAGCTTGAGAACATATTTAAATGAGCAGACAGCTAATGAAGTTACAAGAATGGTAGGAGGTACACTTGGAGCTGCAGGTCAAACCATCTCTAACACAGCTCAACCAATACTCAATGAAGCTGGTGAGCGTATACCGGGCTTTTCAGCTAATATGAGTAGCTTAAGACGTAGAATATCTAATGATGTAACTGACGAAAATAGTGTATACGATCAAGCGCCCTGGTTAGAACCTTATAGAAACTTATACATTACAAAAGATACAGGTTGGGAATTTATTTTACCGTATTTTGAAAATTACCAGGGCTCAACTCAAAATAATTTCTCTGGTGACCCTACAAACCCTTTATTGGGACTAATAAAAGGTGCGGTAGATGGTGTTATAAATTTTAATGAGGCGGCTTATGCAGCAGAAACACCTTTAAATTACTCTTTTCAAGAGAGAGCTAAATTTTACAATTATCCTACGGACGGTGAAGAATTTTCTTTTGGCTTTCCTTTAATAAATACGGGCTCTCTCACGTACGATGACGTAGTAAGAAATTGGCAGCTTGTGTTTTTACTTTTATATAACAATAAGCCTGCCCGTCAGACAAAGTCTATTGTAGAACCCCCACCGGTATATGAAATCAGAATACCTGGTGTAAAATTCTTACCATTTTGCTATATTTCTTCTATAAATGTAGAGTTTCAAGGTTCAAGAAGAGAGTTAGACCTAACCATACCGGTCGAAACAAGACAAATCACACCTCAATCTAACACTATTAATTCTAATTTACCGAATACAGATTTAAATAACGAAATAAGCAGAGGAGCCGGCGGTAGTTTCGGTAGCCCTTTAACAAACTCTAATCAATCTACACCTGTTACCAATAAAACTGTTACAAAAAATATTAAAGCTATTATACCGGATGCATATCAAATAAAAATATCTGTTAAAAGTATGTTTTCTGAATCTAAAAATCTCTTATTTCATACTGTTAACGCTAATACTCAACAAGCTGCGGCTGATATTAGTAGTCTCGACGAAGCAGAAAGGAGACTGCTAAATCTGTTTGGTACAAATATAGCTACGGCATAATTTTATGGATGGCGATTATCAAAATAAAATAGCAGCTCTACCAACCTTATCTGATACAAGATATGAAAATATTTTTAAGTTGTTTAAGACAGAAAACAATCAATATTTTTATAATATTATTAACACTGTTTATTTTCCTAAGTTAATAAATGAAACTATGCTTGATTACATAACTGTAAGACAGAAGCTTCCTTGGACAATGATCAGCCATAACGCTTATAAAACCATAGACCTTTGG